ATGGTCCCAAAGGAGCCATCTATAGATCCACGGTAAGCGAGTTCTCGGTTAACTTCGGGCTGAAAACTAAGGTCAATTTTTAATCGACCCTTCAGTTCCGACTCGAGATAAGAACCTATCCACTTTTGGAACATCATATTGAGGGTAGGTTCAGTACAGACGGTTCGCGAGATTTCTCTCGTTTTAGGCACAAATGTGAGACGTGAGCCATCTACCATGACGTCACCACACTGAACGCCGCGCATAAGCTCGGCGTGAAACCAGTGTGGCTGATCAATAATGGCATATCTGTAATGACGATAAAGCAGGTCACTTGTGCGACTCAGCGGCGAGTTGAAAAGCTTCGTATAGAAGTCATACGATTCGCTATTGAGGTTCGCACCCGGCCCTAAGCCACACCCCTCCGAAAAGGAAGAGAGTGCAGGATAGAGTTGGGTACCGTCCTTGACGAAGACATCGTAGAGATCCCACTTAAGGGTCCCTATGGCTTCTTCAACCGCATTACTGCGGGGTTTCAAGGAAAACGCACGGCATAGTTCATTAGATTCAACGAATTTAGCCAAGCATTTAGCATCGGCGTCCGGAAGGACGTCGTCCTGAAATTTCTTCAAGAGGCTCTGTTTTAACCAGAGTTTATGCGCGGATGAGATAGGCATATCTGATGTAAGGATATGTTCTCTCATTGGGATATCTGCCTGAAGGCAGGCTTCCAGCTCAGAACTCAAGAGGTTCATAAACTAGCGTTCCTTATTGTTGACTACGATTAGAAGATCAACACCCTTTTGATCGTGTTACCAGGTTCGCACCCGATAACCAGACGAGATCAACCACCGATGAAAGGCGGCAAGATCAAAGTCACTAATAGTACTGCCGTGAGGCAGGACGATAGAAACACTAATTCCACGTCCACGCTTTTTGGTCTGCGCAACAGATACGCGCAGATCGTAAACGAGGCGGGCGGAACCAGTGCTACCATCAGTACCAGTGGCCATGTCATTTTACGATATGCCACTCACCACGGTGTCACCCAGGCCAGCACTCTGTTGATTCAGAGCGCCGATAGCCATGGAGAACATTGCGCGGAGATTGGCGGGGTCGGCAACGTCACTACCAGCCGGGATCGAGATTCTCATGTCGATCATAGCAGTAGAGACAGGTTGCCCGGCGAGCGGCGTCACACCCTTTCGGATGATCAGCTTGAACTCGTTCTTCGGAACGCTTGGGAGCAAGCCCGTCACAGGGTTCGGTTTCCCGAGCACTGCGAACGTCTTCGGCCGCATAAACATCGCGGTAAAAGGAGACGATACCGAATGAACGGTAACGCCGGCTTGTGTACCTCCGAGAGCGGAAACCGCTACCTGTTTGCCATTTACATCGGGCGCAACATCGACAACGATCGTGTAGGTCGGTGTCGTGAAGCCCGTTTGAGCACCACCCGTTATGGGTGAGGTTACATTCCAAGTCATAATGGATTACTCCTTTGTGATACGGTTGAATGGTAAATGCGGGAAACGGATCACCCGTAGCCCTGCACACGTCGCCCAGAGATGATCAGTGCAGCAATATTGCCAAGCTGACCAGCTCTGCCGGGTAACTCGAATTGAAGGGAAGGATATCCCAAACTCGTGGCTACCCGAGAAACTGAGCGACTAGAGCTTACATAATAACCAAGAGGGTTATCAGTAACACTGATTAAGTGCGG